TGATTGGTTGGTTAAATGTCCAATTATCAATATTAAAATATTTCTCAATCTCGGTAATACATTGTAATTTAACTTCAGATGGGTTATATGAATTATAAACCATAATATCAAATTCAACTCCAATATTAATTACAAATCCATTTATAAGATTAACACCATCAGTTAACATTCTGTATTCTGAAATATATGTTTTTAGATTTTCCTTTACCGCTCTGTTTAGATTGGTTAAATTTTTATTTGAGTTATAACCCAACACATACAAGTTTATTGCAAATGGATTATTTTTTTCATTTACAGAACCTTTTTTATTAGTTAAGAATTTTTGTAATTCTGTTTTTAATTGGGTTTCTGTTAATTTTCTATCTTGTAAATCTAATACTAATCCTGCGAATTCATCTAATGATTCTGGTGAAGCCAATAAAGATGATGGAGAATTGTTATCCAATACACCATCTGGTGAAACATATGCTTTTGCAACTCCACCATATCTTGCAGGCATTGCTAAAGTTCGAACTACATAATCTTTTCTTGTTACTGCTCTATTTTGAGAACCAAAGTTAGCAAGGGCATTTTCTCTAATTTCATCGATTGTTTCAGAACCTCTACCACCAGATGATGGAATTTCGTTTTCAGCGGCAATAGAATTTTTAACCGTTCCGTACATTTGTAGTTCATCTTCATCAAACAAGCTTAAATCTTCTTCAAATTCTAATTTTGTAATTCTTTTTATTTCACCCTTAGAAACATTTGAATTGATACCACCTCCAACTAAATAACGTACTGTTAATGTTGTATTAGATGGTGCCTGTCCATACGATTTTGATTTTAAGAAGTTAGCGGGGTCAAAAGATGCACCCAATCTATCGATTGAGTTATTTAATCCTAATCCTACATTCTTAAAGTTTGGTAAGAAAGTTTCATCGGATGAAGTAGAGTTACCACCTCCAAATATAATTGAAGTTGTATTATCTTCATTTACCTGTCTTACAAATCTTCTTGAAGTTTTAGTTACTTGTAATATGTTAGGTACAGTTTCCTTAAATTGTGCTAAATCTTTATCAAACTGGTCTGTATTAACGTAATCAGTATAAACTAATTCTTGTGCTAAATAAGGAACTTCATACCACTTGTTTCCATTTGAATCTCTAACATCATATATCTGTACTATATTTGTATCAGATAAATCAATTCTATCAAATTGTTTAGCCGAACCAAATGTTTTATTAATGGTTTTAACTTCGGCAGATATTGCTGGAACAAATTTTCGTATTAAGTAAAATGTTGGTTCTTGTAACTCATTTCTTTGATAAACACTTATTTCTCTATCAGTAGTATCGTTGAAATCAACAAGCTCTGTTGTTCTGAAAACTACACCTGTATTTGATGTAAGTTCCATTCCTTCTTTTATTCTAACCAAATAACCAGCATCTATTTCAAATCTGTTATCACCATCGTATAAGTCTCCACTTGCTTTTCTTTTACTTGGAACAAGTTGATAAACAGATATTGTTGTTAGTGAAGCAGAAGTTACTTTTGGTTTATATCCTAAAAAGTTTGCAAGAGCAACAACATTTGCTCTATCTTCTGCGGAATGAATCATCGATTCTTTTAAGTTATCATCGATGTAATATCCAAGAACATCTCCTAAGTAAGATGCCATTTCGATAAACATCATACCGGGTGATGATTCGTTAAAATCCGAATAGGTAGTTGGGAAGTAAGTTTTAGCGTACTCAATCAGATTATCTCTGAATTGACCAAAATCCTTATTGAGATACTTTATATCTCTTCCTTTATTATTTTTGTTTGTAGTATTTAACGCCATATCTTATTACCCCTGTAATGTAAATGTTACATTATCTGTTTCGATATTATTTCCAACAGAGAATTTTATACTCATACCAACTTGGTTTTTATCTTTCATTTCATCTGTTAGTTCAACATTTATTTCATCTATATTAATGTAAGGTAACCAAAAGTTTACACTATCGGTTATTGTTTTTTGTAGTTTTATTTCGAATTCAACATCTTCCATTTGTTCAAAAAGAAGTTCATGTAATCCAGTACCAAACTCTGGTTGCATTACTCGTTCTCCTTTTGCAGTAAGAAGAAGATTTCTTAAATTAGTTTTTGCTGCTTCAAATGATGAATACGTTGGATTAAACAAAGTACCACTATTTGTTGGATATTCGAATCCATATGCATAGTTATCAAACTCCGATTCAGTATCTTTTACAATTCTTTTTGGTAGAACGTATGACATTTATTATCCTCCACATTGGCACTTTCCACATCCACATTCACCAGAAGTCTTTTTCTTTAAACTTTTGGCAAGTGCAAATACAGATACACCTAACATTACTAATATGATTAAACCTTCAACCATTATTTTTTAAATCTTTTAACTAATTCAGAATTATCTCTGTTTAAGATTCTATCTAAACCTGCAAGACCTGTTTGAACTCCTAATCCACCCTGTTTGGTTCCACCAACACCTGGCATATCTCCATATCCCATTTGTGCTGCCATTGAAGCTCTCATTCCATCTAAACCAGCTCCTGCTCCTTGTTGAGTAAACTCAACTGTTTTATCCATACTTTCATTTACTGGTTGAAATGAATCTAATACAGATTTAACTTGAGTACCACCACTTCGTTGTTCTTTGGTAAATGGTTGTGTTTGATTAAGCACCTCATTTAACGCCTCATTTTTAGTGAATTGTCTTTTTGGTTGTTCTTGTCTTTCATTTTGTAATACTTGATTTGCCATTTCAAAAGGGTCTACTTCTTCACTCACCACATTTGTTGGTGTGGTTTTTTTCAAAGTTTTCATTTTACCTTTAACGGCTTCATCAAGTATTGCTGGAAATTGTTCTTTAAGAAACTTTTCTTGTTTCTTTGCTACTTCAACCTCCACTATTGCTTTTATTACTTTTATAAGTTGTTTGTTATCCATTTTGTAAAATTTCCTTTTATCTTAATATAAATATATCTTTGTTGATTTTATAGGTTTTAATCACAATCTACACAACAGTTATCTTTTTCATCTTGTAATTCTTTTTGTAAATCACCCAAACTTTTTCTAAATTGTGCATCTGCATCAGGTTTTAGATTTTTAAAATCACCAATTGCCTGAATTGCTGCTGAATAAAATCTATCAATTCCTGCTAAATCTTTTTGTCTTTCTGCATCTAATATTTTATCGAGATTAGAATCATCTCCGAAACCACCGTTTCCTAAACTACCATTCCCCCCACTTCCATCAGAACCACCACTACCTAACTCAGCAATTAGTTTTTCATCAATTTCATCTTCTTTATTTTTTCGAGATAATCCATCTGCATCTCCATTGGATAAAATATCTGCGTTTACAATTGGTTGTGGTTTCTTTTTTACTGATGGTGTTCTGTTTGTACTATTACTTATATCAATTCCACTATTACTCAAATCACCACCCTCAGTACCAAACTTCAATCCAAACATTGGAATATCAGGTATTGTATATCCCACCCAATTAGCAACACCAGGTGCAGGAATTGGTGCTGGTGCAGATGGATATAAAGAAGTTGTCATAAACATTCCTTGTAACGTAAACAAATGAATCTTTGCAAACATTACAAACGATTCTATAAAAGTTAGACAAGATTTAGTGGGTATTTCAAATGGAACCTTGGGCCACTTGCCAGGATTTGTAACTAAACCAGAGTTTAAGATTAAATTTTGAATTGAACCAGGTGCTGGAATTGGATAAATTGGAAATGGTTGTAGAGTTGCTCCTGTCCAATATCCTTCTACTGCTTTACCAACATCGGCCAAGAAATCATGTTTTGCAGGTTGTGTTTTTGTAATTGCCTTTGCTTGTGCAACTCCAAGTAAAGATATCATTAAAGGAAGATTTCCAGCAAGTACAGATTCTTTACCTATTAACTGTCCTCCTCTTCTCATACAAGAATCATACTCTTGTGCAAGTTTAGTTGCGAACTGAACTGGTGTAACAATTCCAAGTGGGTTGTTCATGTATAGTAACATATTTACTTTGAACAATTTCCAAGACATAATTTACTCCGTAAAGTTTAGTGTAGATTTTATTTTATCAAGTTGACCTTGTATCTTTTTAAATGTTGCAATATTTAAAGGGCCTCCAGCACCTGGTCCTGTTCCCATTGTTGGGCCAGCAGGTGTTTGATATATTTGAGATATAATTGCATCAATAAGTTGTGATAATAAATCTACCAAAGTTTCTCCTCTCGCAAGGGGTTCTCTTTGACCGGTTCCTGGTGAATTACCACTACTATCTGTATTTAATCTTATTTGACCATTACCAGTATTTACCCAAACATTCGCACTATTCTTATCTGTGGTTAACCATACCTCATCGCCAAAATCTAATTTTGCCCCACCGAATCCAAAATCCATACTTAAATCACCATCAGATATAATCGAGTAGTTTCCTTTTGAAAAGAAAAGAGTTTCTTGTGATTTTGCTGAAAAGATTAAACGTTCTGAATTTATAAGGATTTGGTCATTACCTAAATATTCTTCAGGTAATTCTGCATATAATGGATTGGTTTCAAAGTTTGTAGAACCACCATCATCTATAAGACCAGGTTGAAATGGTATTTTATATTTATCAGATACTAATGCAATAATAGAACCATCTTTGTTTACATCTTCTTCTGTAATATCATTTCTTTCTAAATCATTTCGAGATTCATCATTTTCTCTATTACGAATTAGTATAGTTGGTGAAAATTCATTATCTTCATTGTTGTATCCACTAAAACGAATAGATTGACCGAATCTTGATTGAATTATTCTATCACCTTCATACAAACGAAGTTTATGTATTCCCTCGGGTGTAAAGTATTCACCAAGTTTACTTTCTCTTTCTTCACTATCTGAAGTTGCGGTTGAGGTTTGTGATACTTCTGAATAAGAACCCGCATCACTTGAAGCTTCAGAAGTTTTTTCTGATAACTTCTTTTCTGCGTTATTTCTTGCATTACCAAGATTGATACTAACACTTGGTATTCTTTTATAATACTCACTACCACCAACTTTTACTAACTGTACAGTTTCACCAACTAGAGGAACTCCTTCATCTGGTATTAGTGGTAAATAAAATTGTAGTTGTTTTTTGTTTACAGAAAAATCACTTGATTTTCGTACTCTAGCGGAACCAATATAAACATCAACTAATTTAGAATTAGATTTTGCATTGGAGGATTGTAAAATGTTTTCATCATCTTCATTTAAAATGACGTGTTCTACAATACCAGTATCTACTGATTTACCACCTACTCCATATGAAGTTGAAGCTGCTTGGTATCTTGATGCTATAGATTTTCTTCCATCTGCCATATTACTTACCTACCTTTTGTTTAAGTTCTTCTATTTCGTTTGTAAGTTCATCAACCTTTTGGTCTTGTTCATCTACCACTTCTTTTGCAGTTGATTCAATTTCTCGAAGTAGTTGTTCCTTTTCTTCATCAGTTAAGAATCCAGCATCTCCTTCTGCTTTATGTTGGGCACCAATGATTCTTTGAGCAATTGCTGCCATCTTAATTAAAGAATCATCGTTCTTTACTGAGGTATCTACTAAATCTTTGATGATAGGACCAATAACAGCCATATCACCTGCGTGTCTGATTACCTTCTTCATTTCAGCAATCAGTTCTGAGATTCTTTGTTTCTTGTTTTGTTGGTTATCGTAGATATCCTTGAACAATCCACTTAGATTCTTTCCTGGAAATAATTCAAAATCTGTACTCATAATTTTTATACATTATGTTGTATATAAATATACTGAATAAAAAAACCTCACCGAAGTGAGGTTTTTATCCAACGCGTTATGGAAGTTGAATCCTTATGATTTCTTTTTAAGGATGTGGTATAAAATGAATGCTCCTACTAAACCAAGTAGTCCTTCATTACTCAATCCACCCAAAATACTCATTAGATTATCTACTACTGAGTTATCTGA